TTTACTCTGAGTGAGTCAGATGTAGAGCCAGTTGAATTACCGAACAGCTTAAAGCAAATGATTGCTTTAAATCTACTTAAATCACGAACGGAGTAATAAGCATGGAAAACATCAATGAAATTAAAGCACTTGCGGAAGTGCAAAGCACACTCTTAGAGAAGCATAAAGAGTTAAAGTCATGGGTCGAAAAAGCATCTGGCGAAATGCAAGTTGCTAATTCAGCTTCAGTTGAAACTAAAGCAGCACTTGAAAAGTTAGCCGATCAGTCAGCATCATTAACCGAAAAGTGCTTAGAGATTGAGCGTCGCGTATCAGAAGGTTTTGAAACTTCACAAAAAGCCAAGCATGAAACGGCTGGTGAGATTTTTGTTAAGAGTGATTCGTTTAAGGAAATGGTTGCTGGTCGTAGCAAGTTTGCTCGTGTTGAAATTAAAACTGCTATTGTTAACGCAACAGGTCAGAATCAGCCACTTGTTGCTTCTGATCGTATGGTTGGTATTATCAACAATCCAAATCGCGTGTTAACAATTCGTGACGTTTTGCCTGTTGGTCGCACTAACTCAAACTTGATTGAGTTCACCAAAGAAAACGTGTTTACTAACAGTGCAGGCCCACAGTACAACTCACCATCATTTGAGAACGTTACTAAGCCTGAGTCAGGCATTACGTTTACATTGGCATCTGCTGCCGTTGTAACGCTTGCTCACTTTATTCCTGTGTCACGTCAGGTATTAGAAGACGCACCACAATTGGAATCATATGTAAACGGTCGTTTAAGCTACGGTTTGAAATTGGAAGAAGAAGATCAGTTGCTTAACGGCAATGGCGCTTCAGGTAACATTTCAGGTATCTTGAACTCAGGTAATTTTGTTGCTTATAATCGTGCAAGAACTGGCGACACAAAGTTAGACGCATTGCGCCGTGCTGTTACTCAGGCTCAGTTGTCAGAGTTCACCGCCGACACAATCGTGATGAATCCTGCTGATTGGGAAGAAATTGAATTGCTCAAAACTACTACTAGTGAATATGTTTGGAGCAATCCAGTAGCGATGGCTGGCCCACAGATATGGGGCAAGACAGTTATTCCTACTAATTCAATTTCTGCTGGCACATTCTTGGTCGCTGCAATGAGTATGGGCGCTCAGTTGTGGGACAGACAAGATGCAAACGTTCAGATTTCTTACGAAGATGGCAACAACTTCACTAAGAATATGGCGACATTGCGTTGCGAAGAGCGTTTGGCATTAACAATTTACCGCCCATCTGCTTTTGTAAGCGGTTCGTTCTAAACTTGTTAGTTGCATAAAATTGGGCTTGGTGGTGTACTCACTATCAAGCCCTTTTTATTTAGGAAAATATTATGGAACTAGTAGAAGTCATTTCACGCGCACACTTTGAGAATCCTCAAACAGGCGCAGTATCTCGCAAACAGCGTTTACGCATCGGCGTAGACCTTGCCGAATACTTAAAGTCTTTAGATTTGATTGATTACGCAAACCCTACCGTGACGGTAGCCAAAACAATCGCCAAGACAGAAGTGGAAAACCTTGGTGGGGGCGTACCGTCTATGTTCTTGCCACAGGCCCCAGTCTTACCAGAGGCGACTGTGAATCCGTTGCCAAGAGGCAGAAGGGGCAGGCAGCAAAAGTAATTGCAATCAAAGATTCTTGGCGCTGGCTACTTAATGCTGACATCATGTATGCGTGTGACGATCATTGGTTAGACCTGTATGTAAACGAAATTAAGCGTGACTTTTCGGGGCAGATATGGACACAATCTGTATTGAGCGCACGAAAGTACAAGTTAAATTTATGCGAAGGTCAGTCAATGCCAGGCTTAGGTCGGGAAAAATTGCACTTTGGCAATAACTCAGGTTATCAGGCTATAAATCTTGCATATTTGCTTGGCGCTACCAAAATTGTGTTGTCAGGGTTTGACATGAGTATAATTGGTGACAAGGTTCACTTCTTTGGCAGTCACCCGTACCATCACAAAGGACAAGGCCCAAATAATGAAATTATGAAGCGTTGGTGCGCTAACTTTGAGCGCTTGGCAATGGACTTAGAGTATGAGGGTGTAGAAGTTATTAACGCAAGCAGACATAGCGCATTGACTGCGTTTAAACGAATGGATTTAGAGTTATGTTAAAACTATTTTGTGGCTACGACAGCAGAGAAGCAATTGGCTATCAAGTCTTTTGCAATAGCGTTATTGCTCGGTCTAGCGTACCCGTTGCTTTTACGGCACTTAATAGTCAAGGGCAGAAAGTTGGCACAAATTCATTTACTGTATCTAGGTTTCTCGTGCCTTACTTGTGCGGCTTTCAGGGGTTTGCGGTATTTGCTGATGCTTCAGACATGATTTGCTTGACTGACATTGCCGAGATTGCAAAAGAATTTAATAACATGAACACCCCTGTTAAAGTGGTCAAACATGACTACAAGACCAAAAACCCAAACAAGTATATTGGCACTGACATGGAAGCAAAAAATACAGACTATTGGCGCAAGAATTGGGCGAGCCTTATGGTAATCAATTGCGATCATATTTTGTGGCGCAAGTTTACGCCTGACTTTGTAAGTAAATTAAAGCCAATTGATCTGCTTCAATTTAAATTATTTCACCCAGACGATATTCATGAGTTGCCAAAAGAATGGAACTGCTTAGTCGATGAGGGGCAAGACCCTACTGATGCAAAAATACTGCATTGGACAGCAGGTGTACCAGCATTTGAGCACTATAAGTTGGCCAAGTGTGCAGATAAATGGCGCAAAGAGATGAGGTCAGCTTGTTACCCGTCACGTACATAATCGAACATCAACAGACTTCACCCGTATTTGGCCATGCTTTTGCTAAAGGGTGCGGAGGCAATATTAGCTCGTGCCCTGATTTGTTATTAGACGGTGATTTTGCAGGGTTTGTAGTGCCTGAATTGCAATCCATACTTCGCAAAGCAATAAGTGAATGGCGCAACTGGTATTACGGTGATAAAGCGTACTTTGGTAGGGGCAAGTACTTTCGAGTCACAAAAAATAGAGTGATGCACGACTGCGAAGGCGATGCCACACCACATAGATTTGAAAAGTTAGGGTTAAAGATTGAGCCACTCAAAGAAGGCAGGGGTATTGTAATTTGCCCCCAATCTGATACATTTTTCAGGCTAAAAGGCATGAATCAAATGCTTTGGATTCAAAGCGTAAGGCAAGAGCTAGAAAAGCACACCGACAGACCGATTAGAGTCCATTTTAAGCAAACAGATAACTCAGAGTTTGTATTTCTTAAGGCATTAAGAAACGCTCACGCTGTGGTCGTACATTCATCTATGGCAGGGGTTCAAGCATCAATTCAAGGTATACCGTGCTTTGCCACTGACCCGACAAGCGCATCTGCCAAGTTTGGTTTGACGGATTTGTCTTTGATTGAATCACCCGTATTGCCCGATAATAGGGATAAAATGGCTTTTATACTAGCCGATAATCAATTTACGCTTAACGAATTGTCGTCAGGCATGGCTTGGGAGAAAGTGAAATGAAAGTTTGGGAAGGGCTTTATATGCCCGATGAAGAAACACATTACATTCAATGGTTTAAGCATACCCAAAAGTATGTTGATGGTAAGCCAGCCTATCAATATCACAAATACGAAGAGTGCTTAAAGGTCTTGCAAAACAAGCGCAACGCAATTGATATTGGTGGCAATTTAGGCTTTTGGTCGCGTGTGATGTGCCTAGACTTTAACCGAGTGGAAGCGTTTGAGCCTGTACAGTTATACGCTGACATATTCAAACTAAACGCCCCCGATGCAAACTTGCATGTACTCGCATTAAGCGATGAGGAGCAAGTTATCAATATGGTCTGCGAAGAAGCCGATACTTGTGGCAACACAAGGGTAGAAGTATTAAAAAAGCGTGGCAAATTACGTGAAAAATCAATTCAAGAAGCTATTGCGGTTACTCTTGATAGCTTTGAATTTACCGAAGTTGACTTCATTAAGATTGACTGCGAAGGATACGAATACCCAATCCTTATGGGTGCAGAGCAAACTATCTTGGCAAATAAGCCCGTTATTATCGTTGAGCAAAAACCGAACAAAGGTAATACGTTTGGCTATGCCCAAGACAAGGCGGTTCAGTATTTAATCTCGTTAGGTATGAAGACGCATAAAGTCATATCTGGTGATTACATAATGGCGTGGTAATGGGTTGGGGCGATGAAATTATGGCTTTGGGTGAAGCCGAGAAGTTGTCAGGTAATGTTGCTATTGTTGACGCTTCAGGTATGCCACGACAGCACCCAGCGTGGCTAGGTCATTTAAAAATAGCTAAACCAAGCGAGAGCTTTGAAAACTCGGTGCTTAATTGCCCTGGTCATCGCCCTTACATTAAGTCCGTCACTGCGGCATCTTGGAAATGGAAGGAATACACGCCTAGAGCTGGGCGTATACAATTCTCACTAGAGGAACAAAAGCAATCAAATAAGCTGGTTGGAAATTTTGTTGTCATTGAGCCATTCTTAAAAAACAAAGTAGAAAGCCAAAACAGGGGTTGGGGCTGGGGCAATTTTGCTGCGCTGACTCAATTGGTTGATGTAGATTGGGTTCAAGTTGGCGCAACTAAGCCTAAGTTACTACCTAACGCAAGGTGGATTCAAACTAAAACGGCTCGTGATATGGCTGTCGTGCTTTCAAAAGCAAAATCGTTTGTTGCACCAGAGGGCGGTATGCACCACACGGCTGCGTCACTTAACTTGGCTGGCGTGGTTATCTTTGGTGGGTTTATTTCGCCACAGGTAACAGGTTACAGTTGCCACACCAATATCTTTAAGGGTGATGACACAGAGTCTAGCCTTGGTTGCGGGAAACGGGTAAAATGTATTCATTGCGAACGAGCTATGCAGGAAATTACGCCAGAATATGTGGCTACTAAATTGAAAGTGTATTTAGATGGCAAATAAATCAATTGTGGCTTCAGTTACGGAAATGTGGCCACAAGGTTTTGCATCTGATACGTTTTACATTAAGTTAATGAATACAGACGGTTCTACCGCTACTGGTATATTCCGTGCACGATGGGAAGAGCATTCATGAGCTATTTAATTAAAACTGTACAGCCAAGCACCGAGCCAATTACGCTCGCTGAGGCTCAACTACATTTGCGTTTAGATACGCAAGGCTCTCCACCATCTCACCCTGATGATGCGCTAGTTGAAACGCTTATTACAAGTGCGCGTGAAACAATTGAAAGCCACACAGGGCAGACTCTAAGCCAAACACAGTTTTCTATGGAAGGCAAGGTTGTTAACTCGGAATTAAACTTAAAGACATACCCAGTTACTATCATTGCCTCTGTAACTTACGAGGATAGCGATGGTGCGATTATAACGGTTGACCCAGTTGAGTATAAGGTTAGTAACTTTGAGCGCCCTAGTCGCCTTGTATTCAAGAGTGTAGACGCTGAAAAATTATTAACAGTTAACTTTACGGCTGGGTTTACAGATGGTCAAAGCCCAAATTCATACCCTATGCCTGACTTCTTTAAGGCAGCGACCAAGATTATGGTAGCTAACCTTTATGAGAATCGTGAATCAACAAGCGAGAAAGAGCAGTACGAGCGCCTGCAATCATTGACGTACATTCTTGGCTTTCAACGCACAACGATGGGCTTGTGATGGATATAGGTCGCCTAAACAAACGCATTACGATTCAGACTCAATCAACCGCTTACGATGAAGTAGGTCAATTGATTGATGATTGGTCTACGTTTGCAACCGTTTGGGCGAACATTGCTCACAAGTCTGGCATTGAATCAATTAAGGCGGAAGCCGTTGCGTCAATGGTCAAGGCAAGTTTTAGAATTAGATACCTAGCAGGAGTCAACGCAGGTATGCGGATTATTTTCCGTGGCTCACAGTATCAGATACTTGCTGTGCTTGCACACGTTGATGACAATAGGTATGTTGACCTAGTGGCTGAATTGACCAATGGGGTTGTGCCATGAGCGTAAACATGACATTAAATCTTAAGGGCGACTTTGATAAGGTTTTAGATAAACTAGAAGCTGACGTGCTTGATAAGGTTTTGCGACCTAGCGCTCGTGCTGGAGCTTTAGTTTATTACGAATTGATGCATGCAAATGTGCCCTACAAAGAAGGTGCATTGTTAAACGCTATTTACCATGCTTTTATTACAGAAAAAGAAACCAAGACTTACAAGTCGTACAGAGTTGGCGTCAATCATAAAGAAGCGCCTCATTGGTGGCTAGTTGAGTTTGGTCATATGTTTCGATACAGGTTTAAAAAGAAGAATGACGGTAGCTATGTAACTTTAGTTCGACCAAATAAGATGGGTACACCAAAGCCATCTAGGAAATCACCTCAATCCGTTAAAGACGCATACTACATTCCATTAAAAAATCCATTTCAATCCACGCCTTCTGCTTACATTAGAAAGAGTTTTGGTCAAGGCAAATCAATTGTGGCTCAAGCTATGATTAGACGAGCGCGTGAACGAGCAGCAGACGTACTAGCAGGAAGACCATAAAAATGATTGAAATTGACTTTAGAACAACAATTTTGTCTGCTGCACCTAATAGAGTGTTTGCAGATTTTGCTCCAACGGCAGTTTTGGCTGAAGCCAATCCATTGCCATTTGTAACCTATAACGTTATAGGAGGTTCTGCTAGACAGACAATAGGAACGCCAGATTCGCTTAAAATGTATCGGGTTCAGGTTAATTGTTTCGCTAAAACACGAATATTGTGTAGTAACCTTTCAATTTTGGTAGAATCTAAGTTAAACAATGCGAGCCTGTTTAAGGCTGTGTCATTGGGGCAGCCAAATTCAACCTATGAAGACGAAGTTAATCTTTATGGTTGTATTCAGGACTTTTCAATTCATTATCAGGTAGTTTAATAAGGGGTATTCATCATGGCTACACAAACAGTCGCAGGTGCGCGGTTTAGTATTTCAGCAACAATTCCAGCAACGTTTAACCAAGTTGGTTACGAAGCAGTCTTTACAGCATCGCCTGGCGCATCAGTAATTGGTGACGTAACAGACGGCGGTCAGCATGGTCGTATGTATAACGTTGTTACGCACAATCCTATCGGTTCACGAGGCACTCAGAAGTTTAAGGGTAGCTTTAACGAAGGTCAGAAAGTATTTAACTTAGCCGTCAATCCTGACGATGCGGGTCAATCATTAGCTATCACAGCATTAGATAGCGACAGCGATTACTCGTTCAAAGTCCTGTACCAAGACGGTTCTGCTGATTACTTTCAAGCAAAAGTTATGGGCTTCCAAAAGTCCACTACTGGTGTTGACACAATGCTTACCGCAACATTGACAGTTGAAATTACAACTACAACTGGCGGTGTAGGTGTTGTATTTGTAGATGCAGCGTAAGCTGTGAATGTTTACCAAAGGCGACCCGTCTTTCTCTTAGCGGGGGAAGCGGGTCGAATTTGGTTTGTTTTGTAACCCGCTCTGAGGACTATGTTATGTCATTAAAAAATTATTCGTTAACTGAAACAGCCGCTATGCAAGTTCAAACGCCTGATGGCGAAAATATGTACTTAGACGAGCAAATGGAAAAGCCTGTAATGATGCACTTGTACGGCATTGGTTCAAAGCAATACCAAACTGCTGAACGTAAGCGTCAAGACTCTTTGGCTAACAAGTTTAAGCGCTACAAAGCAAAAACTATTCCTAGCGAAGAGCTAGAGGAGTTGCGTGTTGACTTCTTGGTTCGCTGTGTGTCAAGCGTTGAGAACTTTGAGCTTGACGGGCAAAAAGGCGAGGATTTATATCGTGCTGTGTTTTCAGATCGTTCGCTTGTGTTCATTACCGATCAAGTTGATCGTTTTATAAGCGATCAAGCAAATTTTACGAACAAGCCTTTAGCGAATTAAAAATATATTCGATGTTTTTGGGGTGGCTTCACGCTGCTCCAAAGTTAAGGGCTGACAAAGACAACCGCACAACTCGTCAAGGTTTGATGAGCCAAAGCGGAAAAGAAATAGAATACCCACCGTGCGAGTTTAACTACATGGTGGAATACTTGTTTTCGTGTGGCCCAGTACTTTCCAACGCAATGGGTTCAAGCCCACTATGCCATCAAGAAATACGAGCGTGGCTTAAGAATATGCGCTTAAAACTTTGTCCTTGGGAAATTAACGCATTACGAGAAATGTCACGCCAATATCTTTATCAATTGGTACAATCAGAGAATGAGGACACTCCTCCGCCTTGGGTTCCTGAAATAGATGAAGTTGCAGGCAAGCAAATTGTAAGCAAAGTGAAAGACATATTGAGGGGTTGAGCGATGGAAGGACAAAAAGCTGGTGCGATGAACATTGAAGTCGGCGCTGAATACAACCCAAAAGGTCTTTCAGAAGCTAAAAAAGACTTAAACAGTTTTAAAACTGTTGCAGACAACGCAAGCAAAAGTGTTCAAAAAAGTTTAGGCGAGATAGATGGCGCTTCAGCAGAGGTTGCTGTTTCGTATGATACGTTAAGCAAATCTCAGCAAAAGTCTGCCGAGCGTATGAAGAAGTCTATGGAGATTGCTTCAGCCCAAACAAAGGCAGATGCTTATGAAATAAAAGCTCGTCACTTAGGCATTTTGCCTCAAATGACGGCTGAAATAGAAAGCCTAAGAAAGATTGAGCAACAACGAAAAGAAGCGGCAATTGCTTCTGAGCTTCATTCAAAAGCAATGAGAGCAGAAGAGCAAGCCTTGCGTTCAGCAGAGATTGCCAAAGCCCGTGCTACGGAAGCAGGAAAACAATACGTTGCCAACTTAGAGCGTCAAACCGCAACTATTGGTATGACTCGTAAACAAATACTTGAATACGAAGCGGCTCAAATGGGTGTAAGCGCACAAGCGCAACCGCATATTAACAAGATGTTTGATACAGGCAATGCTTACCGTGCGGTAGGCATGTCAGCCAAGCAGACTCAGCAAGCAATGCGTTTATTACCCGCTCAGATTACGGACATCGTGACCTCTCTTGCATCTGGTATGCCTGTTTACCTTATTGCCATTCAGCAGGGCGGTCAGTTACGTGATTCTTTTGGTGGCTTTGGTGGCATGCTTAAGGGTGTCATGACACTGATTTCACCTGCCATCGTTTTATTCGCCTCTCTCGCTGCCGCAGGCGGTGCATTAGCCTACGCTTACAATCGCGTAAGTGAGGTGGCTTCACAGTTAAACAAAAGTTTAATTACTACTGGCAACATTTCAGGGCAGACAGGCGCTCAACTATTAGCAATGTCTGAGCGTATAAGTGGTGTTGTGGGAAGTCAACAGGACTCTTCTAAGGCTCTTACAGCGATTATTTCTAGCAACACTCTGTTAGGTCAGTCTTATGAGGATATTGCGTCTGCGGCAGTTGCGTGGAGTCAAGTAACAGGAAAATCCATTGAAGATGTCGTTAAGGAATTTGGCTCAATTGCCAAAGACCCTGTTGCTGCCATGAAAACGCTCAACGAGCAGTACAACTTCTTAACTGCAAGCACGTATGAACAAGCTACAGCTTTAATTGAGCAAGGTAACAATACTGAAGCCACTAGAATTATTATTGAGCAGTTGGAAAAGACTATTAGTGACCGAGTGCCATTGATGGTCGAGCAAACTGGTTTACTAACGTCTGCTTGGGTTAACTTAAAAATGGCGTTTGGTGATGCCGCAGAATCGTTTGCTAACTTTGCGTTTAACTTTAATTTAGAAAGCAAACTAGCAGACACAACCGCAGAATTACAAAAGTTGCGCGATACGTTTGGCGAACTACCATTTGACGATATATCTGGCATACAGTCGCAAATTGACGGGCTAGAAGCGCTTCAATCACGGTTGCAATCACACATTGCTACGCAAAATGAATCAGCAAAAGCGGCTCGTCAGCAGCACGAAGAAACGCAGTTACAAATCAAAATGACTAACTTTTTGAATGATGGCAAAACGAAAGAACAACAAGCGTACATCAACCTTAATAAATTAGTTTTTGTATACAACGAATTGATGGCTGATTCAAAAACAAATACTGAAGATGTCACCAGATTAAGTCAAGCCATGGTAGTGCAGTTTAATGCAATTGCAGATGGTCTTAACAAGGGTGAAACTGAGCAAAAGAAATATGGTGGCACAGTCAAAGACGTCAACGCTGAGATTTTAAAATCTATTGCCAACTATCAGTATGAAACTGAGATGATGTTGGTTAATAGTTACGAGCGTGACCGAGCTAACTTTATGCGTGACTTGGAAGGCAAGGGTATTAAAGAGAATACAAAAGCATGGCGCGAGTATGTAGAAGCGTTTGATGCGGCTACTTTGTCACGCCAAGCGCAAGACAGTATGGTTGAAAAACTAAAGCGTGAAAAGAAAGAAGCTGAAGACTTAATTAAAGTTCGATTGAAGGAAGAGGAGAAGTTCGCCAACGAAGTTGATAAGATTAACCAACAAATCGGTCAGTCGCTTGCTGATGCGCTAATGAATGGCAGTTTGTCAGCCAAAGATTTCATTATCAATATGTTTAAGACGATGGTTCTTAGGCCAATCATTCAGCCGCTTCTGACAGGTGTCTCGGGCGCCCTAGGGTTGGGCGCTTCAGGTGCGGCTATGGCAGGGCAAGCGGGTGGCGGTGGTGTTAGCACGTTTGATATGATTAGTATGCTTAAGAGTGGATATGATGCGTTAAGTGGCGGGTTTGCGGCGGTAGGAAGTACCGTATCATCAATGGCTGCGTCTGCAATGGGCATGGAGGCGGCCTTAGCGTCTGCTGCCGTTACTCCAGCAGCTAATGCGTCAGTAATGGCAATAGAAGCGTCGGCGTCATCAATTGGTGCAGCTGCAACAGCCTTAGCTGGCATTGCAGCAGGTTTCGCCGCAGGTGTTTTTATATCAGGAGATCTGTCAATTACTGGCAATGCTATGACTGAAGTGGCCATAGGCACAGCAATTGGTGCGGCTGTGGGTTCTGTTGTGCCAGTTGTCGGCACGGCTTTAGGCGCTTTTGTTGGTGGCACACTTGGCGGTCTAGTTAACCGAGCATTCGGTTCAGGCGCAAAACAAGTGCAAGCGTCTGGTGTTACAGGCAATATATCCGCAGGTGGCTCAAGCCTTGCTTCATTTTCACAGTGGTCAAAGAAAGGCGGTTGGTTTGGTGGTGGCGGTTCAGGTACAGATATCTCTGCTATTGACGCAGGGACATTAAATTTCTTTAACCAAACCACAAGCGCCATTGGCTCAAGCATTGAGATTATGGCAAGGTCAATGGGCGTGAGCGTAGATAACATTAACGCATACTCTCAAGCAATCAACTTAAATTTAAAAGGATTAAATGATGAGCAAATACAAGAAGCGGTTGGCAATACGCTAAAGAGCTTCTCTAACAACTTAATTAACTTTGTCATACCTGCTGTTCAATTCATGGGCAAAGAGGGCGAAACATCTACGGACACATTGATTCGGTTGTCAACCAACCTTAACAAGGTTAATCAAACATTTTCGTTAATCAAAGTTGGACTAATGGAAATCTCATTGGTCAGCGCTAAAGCCGCAAGCGATTTAATTGATTTAGCAGGCGGTATAGATTCGTTTACACAAAAGATTGATTACATATACCAGAACTTTTACTCGGCGCAAGAGCGTGTTGCAATGGCAACCGAACAAACCACAGCCGTCTTAAGCGCTTTAGGGCTTTATTTGCCAAACACTAGGGACGGGTTCAAAGATTTATTTCAAGTTATTGCAGGATCTGGTAGCGCCTCTCTGACTGCGGCATTGCTTGACTTGGCTCCAGTTGTTAATGAAGTCATTAAATACACTGAGGCACTAACTGAAGCAGAGTCAAAACGGCTTGAGCAAATCAGAAACGAAGGGCTTGGGTTAGAGAAGCAAATGCTTGAATTGCTCAAGGACACTGTTGAGTTGCGTAGACTTGAGCTACTAACGCTTGATGAGTCTAATCGGGCTTTGCAGATTAGTTTGTTTGGTGTAGCTGATGCACAGTTTGCCGCATCAAGAGCTGCCTCTGAAACCGATAAATCTTTTTCTGATTTAAAAGATGTTATTGCAAGTCAATTGTCACTTGCTTTGACTAACTTACAAACCAACTTTGATTTGCTAACAGTGTCTATTAACAATCAGATTACAGCCACGCAAGTGGCTAAGGCGATAGCAAATGAAAATTTAAACAGTCTAAACCAGATATTTTCAACCCTTAGCACTAACATAATCGGGATATTGGGTGATGTCCAATCTATGCAGACAGCCAAACAAGGCTTTGCATTTGTTACGAACGCCCTTACATCTGCTCAAAATACTGGTTATATGCCAGACAACGATCAGTTATCTCAGGCTGTTGGCGCAGCGCGTAGTGGCTTAGGTTCAAGCAACTTCTCATCTGCTTTTGAACAACAAAAGGCAAGTTTGGGATTGGCTAATCAATTGATTCAGTTGCGGGGTATTGCGGGTGATCAAATGAGCACAGCCGAGCGCCAAGTAGAGTTAGCTGAAAAACTATTAGATGCGTTTAATCAAAGAATTAGACAAGCTGATCTTATTCACAATCTTGAGTCTGATTTAACTAAATGGGTGTTTGATAAACAATCTCAGTACGCAGACAATCAACTGAAGTCAATAGTTGCGTTGCGCTCGGCTATGTATAACGTTGATGGCTCAATTAACACAAACTTTGCGGAAGATGCAAAGCGTATTGAGTCACAAATGGCTTTAGATAAGTTCTTATTTGACCAGCAGATTGCTTATGCAGGATTTAATATCGCTGAAATAAAAAATGTTAAATCAGCCATATTTGGTTCAAGCTCAAATCAAATGGATTGGCTTAAAAACATTCAGGCGGTTCTTTTTAATTTAGACGGATCAATTAATCTGAGCGCCGCAGATCAAATTAACGAGCTTGCAAAACTAGGCTCAACCGTTGTTGGAGGTGTAGGTTTAAATATCGACAAGGCTTCTGATAAGACATTTGTACAATTTCTGCAAACTCTTAAAGCGCAAGGCGTTATTTCTGATGAGCAACTTAAATACGCCGAAAGGCAAATTGGTTCTATATTTGGAGTTGAAAACTCTGTATTTGATGTAGAAACCGCAATTCAAGCGCTAAAAGGTGAGCTGAACAACAACTTTGGCGTAGAAAATGCTGTCTATACAGTTCGCGATGCAATAAATTTGTTGGCTGTTAACATTAATTCCGAACGTGTTTCGTTAAATGCAGTGTTATCTTCATTGGTTGCTGTGCAGCAAGATGTCAATGCAAGAGCGAAAGCTGAAGCTGAAAGACTTGCAGCCGAACGTCAAGCAGCAATAGATAGAGCAGCAGCAGAAGCAAAAGCGTTAGCAGAAGCACAACAAAGGGTTGCTCAAGCAGCAGCAGATAAACGTGCGGCAGATGCTGCGGCTTTGGCAGCGCAACAAGCCGCAGCAGCGGCTGAAGCAAAAAGACGAGCAGATGCGGCTGCGGCTTCGGCTGAAGCTGAAAGGCTTAGAAAACAGGCAATTGGAGATATGCTGTTTGAAAGGGCATTTGGGTTTTTAGATAACCAGTCAACTTACGACCCAAATTACGTTAGCTGGGGTGGCTCTCAAAACGCAGAGGGTGGCATGTTTCAAGGCGGCCTGTCATTGGTTGGCGAGGAAGGCCCAGAATTAGTTAACTTTGCTCGCCCATCAATGATATACACCGCAGGTGAAACGGAAAACATACTTAACAATGGTGCTAGTAATGCCGACTTGTCAAACGAAGTTCGCCAGTTGCGAGCAGAAAACAAGGCGCAGAGTCGCTCAATGGTATCCTTGCAAAATCGCATGACAAAGTTACTCGAAAGTTGGGATAATAATGGCTTGCCTCAAGATAGGGTGGAAGCATGAGTACGAATCCAAATGCACTAACGATTGTTAACCCGATTGTAATTACTGACGCAATTATTGACGTTTCAGGTAGCCCTCCTGCAACCAATGTGCCTGAAAATGACTATGCGGTGTGGGCAATAGGCACAACTTACGCACAAGGCGACAGAGTAATACTGACTTCTACACATCGTATTTACGAGTCGTTACTAGGTTCTAATACAGGTAATTCACCAACAGATGTGTCTAGCCCGACTTATTGGATTGATGCTGGGCCAACAAACAGGTGGGCGGTATTTGACCTATCTGTTAACAAAAGCACTGTTCAGGCTGATAATATTACTTATGTATTAGAGCCAAACACAGCCATAAATACTTTGGCAATTCTTAACGCACTATCTGCTACGATATTAAATATTACGATGTTTTCACCCGCCACGGGTTCGCCAGGCATTGTGTATGAGCGCACCGTAGATTTGACCGATTTACCCCGTACTCCTGATTGGTGGGCGTGGTTTTATGGTACTAAAGTTGAGCGAACACAATCAATACTTTTAGATTTACCTTCATACTCTGATTGTGTTGTTAAAATAGAGCTAATTGGTGGTACAGATTTGTCGCTAGGTGAAATAATTATCGGTCAGCAACAAAACTTTGGTATTGGCGTGAACTACGGCGCAAGAGTAGGCATACAAGATTACAGTCGGAAAGAAACAAATGATTTTGGCGATACCGTTTTAATTCAAAGAGCATTTGCAAAACGAGCTAACTTTAACTTACTTATCAATAAAAACGAAACTGATACTTTGCAAAACGTTTTAAGTCGCATTAGAGCTGTACCTGTTTTGTGGATTGCATCTAGTGATTACGAATCAACCACAGTATTTGGCTTTTACAAGAATTTTGATATTTTGATTAGTTACCCGTTACACTCAGAGTGTGAATTAGAAATTGAAGGATTGGTATGACAACTATTACGAATTTACCAGCAGCTCCTGAGCCGACTGACACCACGGCAGAATTTAATGCCAAGGCGTTTGCTTGGGTGGGTGCGATTGACAATTGGACTGATCAAGTTAATGCTTTGGCGGTTGCTGTTGACGCTGATGCATCTACTGCTACTACCAAGGCAGGGCAAGCAAGCGTGTCTGCTGTTGCTTCATTAGCAAGTCAAAACGCGGCGTCTGTCAGTGCGGTTAACGCATCAAACAGCGCTGGTGCAGCGCTATCAAGCGCTAATTCTGCCATTGCCACTTACGACCAGTTCGATGACCGTTACTTAGGCAGCAAAGCCTCTGCGCCTACACTTGATAACGATGGCAGTGCGCTACTGACGGGGGCGTTATATTTTAATAGCGTGACTCAAGTTATGAACGTCTACACGGGCGTGGCGTGGTCGGCTACATATATCCCTGTAACAGGTTATGCGCCAATTGCTGACCCACAGTTCACAGGTGAGATTAAAGTTAATGGTAATGATGTACCTAACCAAACCGACATCGGTACAGACCCAAATCAGATACCGCTGAATCAGTTTTTAGGTAGCTT